GTTGCTTCTGAATTTGGTTTTAAAGTTTCTATTACATAAACATTTGGAGATAAATCTTCTTTATATAATAAATCAATTTCTACTACGTCGCTAGGCATGTCTGCAGTTACAAAATCTCTAAGATATAAATGGTTTATACTATTAACCATTGCTAAATTATAACCTTTTTTAGGATGATAATCAAAACTACTTGGTAAAAAAGCTACATTTGTCCAAGGAGCAAAAGTTGAATATTCACCATCTTCATATTTATATCTATAAGAAAACCTAGGAAACTTAAATTCAAATAATTTTTCATCTTCATCATATAAATCAATAGCATAATCTAATGTATTAACACCAGCTGGCACTATCGGTGGTGGTGCTGGCATACTAGTTATTTTAATAGCTAGTTTAGCACCCCAAACATTAGCTGTATCAGAAGTAAAGCTATTAGCATCTGTAGTTACTAATGTGCTAGGATTTGTATATTCCCAAGGCACTATAGTTCCTTTTATAGTATAATCATTAATTGGTATTGAAGGTGGGACACCTGTAGAATCAAATTCTCTTAACACAACCTTTGATCCTATTTTTAAACCATCTAAATCAAAAGTTGTATTACCATCTAAATCACTAACAACTTGTGTTCTAAATATATTGTTACCTTCTTCCGTGGTAAAAGAAGAAAAATCAAAAGGTAAAGTAGGATCACCAGTTAAACTAGGAAATGCCGCGTCGGTACGTTGATCCCATAAAGTAGAGTCTGTAAAATTCGTAATAGTTGAAATCCTCATTATACCAGAATAATTTTTTTCTGGATCTCTTGATGTTTTTAAATCTACAGAGAGAGTAGATTTTGGTCCTTTTCTTATAACTGTAACGTGTTCCTCTTTAGCTGGTACATTTACACCTGTACTTGCGTTTATAATATTAGTATGTATGTTACCTGATGGATCTGTGCCTTGAACACTACGTGGTATATTTATTTTTTTTGGTTCTGAAAAATTATCAGTCCAAAATAACATATCGTCAATAATATTTACACCTGTAATTAATCTACTTGAATTAAAATTTAAAACTTTTTCTGCTTGAAAACATACGGCTGTTGTATTGGATATCTCTACTGCTTGGTTTAAAAACACAGCGTCTAAAGAAGAAGGATATGATATATCAAATTGTACGGGTTGGAAAGTATTATTTTGAGATACCGCGGTATGAAGCGTACTAGCATCTACAGTACCATTCGAGAGATCACAAGCAACTATATTAATGCTATTATCGTAAACTCCATTATCAGGATCAAAATTTACTGCGTCAATAACAGAGTCTGGATCAATACAAGAATTTGGTGGCCAAACACCACTACTTCCAAAGGTTTCGTTTATTGATAAAACGTTACCAGTAGGTGTAACTGTGTCAATCCATAGCGCATTATAGATTTCGTTAAGCCATTGATCAGAATAACTATCTATAAGCATAGTGTTAGTAAGATTAACTGTATCTATATCTACTGTTGCTTGAAGATTACTTAGTGGTATGTATTGTCCAGTTTCTCCATTTTCATTTACCCCACCCCAAGCTTGCATAGAAGTGTTTTGGTTTGCACTATTGTTAATCCAAGCAAAATTAAACTTTGACGAAATCTTCTTTTTTAAAGTCACTATATAAGCTTGTAGACAAGAAGCGCCATAATTATTTGGATCTATATGGTTACCATTGGAACAAACAAAATCATATACTATATTAGTAATTGTTGCTTCACCACCACCACTACCCCAAGTTTGTTTTATAAGAAAACCATTTGTTTGACCTAAATCTTCTACTACAGCGCCAACCTGCCAAGCTGGGGGTAAAGTTGGCAAAATAATTTGTATGAAAATAGGATTACTAACAACACTTGTTACTGGTGGTAAGTTTTGTTGGTTGCCATCATAACCACCACTAAACCAATTATCTACATGCCAATCAACAAATGGATCATTAGTACCATTGTTATCAAAAGTTCTTAAGAAAGCCATACCGGAAGGATCACTTATTTGACTTGTCGTTGTTGTTGTTGCAACTTGATAATCAATTGGTATAGTAGATATTGTTCCGACTTGATTTACAAGTACATCACCACCACCCCAAACTATATCTCCATTAGCATCAAAACCAGTTACACTCATACCTATTAAGATATTAGGATATAAACTAACATCATCTATATATAAAGTATCTGAAAGAGTAGATGAATCAGTGTTTTCGTAACCAGTACAAAAAGTATGTTTATCAACAAAAACAGGTTCACATCCACTACCAATATCATTATTGGTTCTCATTATCATATCTTTAAGTGATAATGTTTCACCTAAATCTAAAATTATATTACTTATACTTATTTCAGGACCAGCAACAAACCAGTAAAGAGAATCATTTTTTTCATCCGAAATAGAACCTACAGTAGTTGAACCTTCAACTATAGGATTATCAGTTAAAGGTACGTAAGTACAACCTGGAACATTTCCTAATATATTTTGAACTGTACCAACATCAGATTCTTCTGAAGTTGACACTTGTATATTCATCGCATCTCTATATTCTCCGTTAGGAATAAGTCTCTCATCGAGATCTTTATTCATTTTACCACCGGTAAAATTACGCTTCATATCTGGCATGTACTAGTGTTTTATTTGTTTTGATTTACCTCTTAAAATTTGAGTTAATTCTTCTAATTTAATATTTGATAATCTTAATTTTGCTTGCCTTATAGCGGCAAATCTTTCTTTTTTTAGTCTACGAACTTGATATTCTGGAACATTAATTCTAGTTGATAATACAGCATGCATAATCCATTTATACATTGCTTCTTCTGCAAATTTATGCACTTGCATCTCTTCATCTGTACCAAGACTATCACTTATATAATCTAATACAACTGTTTTTCCAGAAACATTAGAACTAAAATGTATTTTTCCTAATCTTTGATCTATATAAAATGATCCATTTACTTGAGCGTGTTTTGGATCTAATCCATATCTTTTACCTTCATTTGGCCAAAATATATCATTTTGATAATCTTGATAATCATTAAGATTATTTTCTGAAGGATTATGAGATTTGTAATTTTTCCAAGTAGATGATTCAAATTCATTACCTGCGGGACTTACTAAACTGGTATTTACATTGTCTGCTATTACAGATATATTATCCATAACACAAGAATCTGTAAAACTAGCAATAGCAGTTGTTGTATTACTAAAATCATGAAAAGCCATAACAATTACGTATATTTCGTTTTCTGAAGTAACATCAATACTTCCTATTTCTTTAGTAGTAGAAGTTGTGCCATCAGCACTTACAGTCCACTCTAAAAATGCTAAATCTCCATTAGTATCTGAAATATCAAAAAGATTACTAGCGATATGCACCACACTACTACTATTAGCGTTAGAATCACTTGGATCGTTTTTTAATATAGTATTTACATCAGCAGATGTTGCTAAACCTATTCTTAATGTACCTGGGGCATTGTTAGACCCTGCGTCTTGAATATCAACAGCTAAACCATCAGCAGATAACGATATAATGGTTTTATCACTAACGTCTATCTCTTGATGCATTACAGCATTCCATCCAAAAGGGTCAGCACCTTGAGATTTAAATTCAAAACCAGAGTTTTTTATTTTCCATTTACCACCATTTCCTTGAGACCACTTAGTCCAAGTATCATTTATATTTGTATCACTAAAATCTCCATTTATAATTTCTTCGTTTTCAGACACAAATGTATATGCACCGTCTTCATCTTGAGCTATTTGAAAAGGATTTTGAGTATCACGAGTTGGATATAAAGGGTGTTTTATTCCAGCACTGTCTGTCCACATTACTCTAGTATAATTAACATAATCATGAGGAAGGGGCATTACTAAAGTTGCAGGAATATCAATTTGTTGAGCTTTAATAGACTTAAATGTATCAAAAGATAATTCTTGTAAAGCGCGCATAGCGTGAAACTGAACATCACCTCTTTGTACTTTAGAAATTATTTTATCTTCACCTACGTAAGCAATCATAAACTGATTAATAATATCTTGCAAAGAAGTAAATTGATAATTACCAAAATCACTTCCTTGATAATATTGTTGATGTGTAGTGTTGTCTAATAATCCCATTTATTATTGTTTTTCTTGTTGTACTTGTGATTGCTCTAGTAATTGTGCAGATCCTAATATATCTTCTCTTTTCATCGATATACCAGCAAATTTTAATATTTTATAAACTAACTCAACTTCTTCAGCTTTGTGTAATTGAAAATCAGTGGTTGCTGATGGATTTGGATTGTGCATAGCTTTTTTATTTACAACAACATATCCCCAATTAGGTTTTGATGGGTTTTTAAAGTATAAAATATTAGTTGGTGTTACAAAGTTTGTAGTATTAATAGCTGCTTTAATTTTATTTTTTTTAATATTCGCTATAGGCATAGTTGAAGTAGGTCCTGTTAAAGGTCCACCACTTATACGATCATTAAAATCGTTAGTGTTTAATAGTTCACATAAAATATTATTATATTCTACACGATATACTCTATATATATAACTTGGAAGAGTTTTAGTTGTACCACCAGCGTAAGTAGAAATAGTAGCAGAACTATCGCCATCTTCAAATACTGACATTTTTTCTTGTAATAACTGATCAATATCAGAATGTACATATGAATTACCATGAACTCTAGCAAATTGATTTAAATCATAAAAATATTGTTCAAATATTTCTCTTTGTGCTTGGTCAGCAAACATATTAAATTCTTGAGGAGTTATATAACCTCTTTGCTCTTTATTAGCAAACATTAAAACTTTTTGATATACTTCGTTTATACTAACCATAATTTTTTTTAATTATTATACGGGAATAATCTATTTAAAGTTTCTTTTCTTTTACCGCACCCACAGTCTTTACCAGTTGCTTTAGCAACGGTATCAACAACTTTTTTTATTCCCGTTGCTTTTGTTATTTTTTCTATTGAGTCACCTAATCCTTTTGATTTATTCTTTTCCATATAATTAAATTTTGTAGTTTGCAATCGCCCCGTAGAGCGACTGCATCTACAGTTAGATTAATTTAATCTTTTTTCAATATTTGAATATATTTCCATACCTTCATCAGTTTTAAACCAATGTGCCAAAGCAGTATATGGATGCTCATCAAATGGTACTGTCATTATAGGTCTATTGTTAGAACCCCATAAAAAGTTTCTTTGATCTTGAGATAATTTAATAATACCAAGCTCAACAGCTTTAATACCAAAGTTTCTAAGTTGAACATTATCGTCAGCGGCTAATTCTAAGAATAAAGCTGGGTTATTACGAGCAAATACTAGTAAATCTCTTTTAAGCTCCTTAGAACTCATTTTAGATACTTCAGAACCTTTTTCTACACGCATAATAGCTTCTGCTAAGTCAATATCTAATTCTCTAGCCATTAATATTGCATCTGCTTCTAGTTCTAAAATTTCTATATCTTCAGCTGCGTCAACTTCAGGTTTGTACTCTTGGTATAACTTATCTTTATGAGGATGGTATATTGATAATAATTTTTGTAAAACAGTTTTTTCTTTTGGAACAAACAAACTACCGTCTCTAAAAATTATATGAGCTAATCTTTGGTCACCTTTCATTTCATCAACAAAAGGTGTTATTTGATTTTCACAATGTTTTAGCTCTCTTTCATATCCTTTTTCTTTGTCAAACCAATAAATATTAGAACTTCTTAACATATAAGATATAGGTTTTTTGTGTCCCTTTAAATTATATAAACGATCTTTTACTTCCCATTTAGGTTTTTTAGGTTCAACTTTTTTAGGTTTTGGTGTTTCAACAACTGGTGTTTCAACAACAGGTACCTCTACCTTCTTTTCTGTTTTTTGTTTTTTTGCCATAATATAATATATAATAAAATTAATAAAATAAAAGGCCGAGGCCGAAGCCTCGGTCTTTTAAAAATAGTTTACTTCATTAACATAAAGTTGTTTGCGCCTTGAGTGATTAAACATCTTTCTGATAAGAAATGTATTTGCATTGCATCAAGAGCCGCTGTAGCAGCACCCACAGAACCAGTAGTCCAAGTTTTCATTCTTCGGTCATCAGTTTGTGAAGCTCTATATCTAACGTGTAAGAAAGGACGCTTCATGCTTGCCCCAACAGTTTGATCATAAACTGAAGAAGTACCAGCAGGAATCATAACTCCTCTAATTGCGTTAGTAGCGTTAGCATCGTTAATACTACCTCTTGTAGCTTTGTCATTTAAATATCTGAAGTCAGACTTGTAGAAGTCGTAAGAACCTCTTCTGAAACCAGTGAAACCTAAATTTAAAGCCATATCTTCAGAGTTGTTGAATACACCGTAAGATGTACCACCAGCACCGTAAGAGTTCATTGAAGCTAACATGTCATCAATAGCTAAGCTAGTTGACCTGTTAACAAACATCATGTACTCTTCAATAGCACCTTGCTTGTCAAACTCAGCTAAGATAGCATCAAATTCAGCTAAATCAGTAGCAGCGTTAACACCAGTTACACCAGTAGTAACGTTACCTCTTGATTCAATAGCCGCAAACAAACCTTCTGTACCAACGTTTCCAGCACCAGCTGCAGAACCAGCAACTAGATCAGAACCATCAATTGTAGATGCAACAAGGTTAAGCTCACTTTCTAACATTGACATTTCGATGTAGTCAGTAAATCTAGCTCTAGTATCAGCTTCAGCTTTTAAGTACCATAAGTAACCAGATTGCCCAGCTTCAGTAGAAACTTCAACCCAACCAATTCTAGAAGCATCAGATCCTGAAACTTCGTAGTAGTCTTTCATTATAATTGGTTTGTTACTAAAAGATTTAAAAGTTGGTTCGTTAGCACCTCTAGTGTCAGTAGCACTACCGTCACCAGCAGTCAAGTAGCTCATACCTTTACCATATTCAGAACCATAAACTAATACAGTTGTAGTTTCAGAACCACCAGTTGTTGATAAACCAGCAGTGTTTAATGAAGCGTGAGAATAAGGTTGTACATCGATAATGTCAGTAGCTACAGCTTCAACGATACATCTAACAACTCCCTCAGAGTTTGCTATTAAAACAGTATCGTTAACACGTATAGGTAAAGAACCAGAAGTAACCGCTAAACCATCAATATCTTTTTCTAATTGAATTTGTCCACCAGATGCTGTACCACCAGCGTTTGATTCTACGTGACCTTTAAATGAAAGGTGTAATCTACCTTGTTCTGACCAAACAACTTGATCAGCTGTCATAGCTTCTTCAGCGCCAACTTGTGCTAAAAAACCTGAAATTGTACGAGGTCCAAAAACCTCAGCTTCTTTTTCCATTAAATCTGGAACGTATTGCTGTGCCCAACCTTCGTTTGCTGTGCCAGCTAAGTCTAAGTAGTTTGTAGATAATGTTTGCTTCAATGGAGCAGCAACACTATTTAACAAACCACCAGGATTTGAAATTGCCATAATTTTGTAATTTTAAATTGTTATTTATTGTTTTTAATTTTAAACTTAAAATCAGAAGAATTATCACCTAACACTTTTACTTTTAAACCACCTGCTTCTATTTTTCCATGAGCTTGTCTTGGATTCATATCTACATTTTTGGCCTTAGCAACACTATCTTTCATAGCGTCAGCTTTTCCTTGTTCGTAAAAGTGTTTTGCAATAGCGTCAGCATTCATTGCTGTATATAAAGATTTATGATAACCTGCAGCATCTGACATTTCATTTTTTTCGTTCAAAAACTTTTTGACAAAATTATTGATGTCGCTTTGAGCTTCTTTAACCTCGTTAGCATTGTTTACGTTAAATCTATATTTTTTGTTACCGACGTTATATTCAAAACCTTTGAACTTATCGTTAAAAACTTTATTAGTTTTATTTAAAAAATTAGACTTACTTGATTCAGCTATTTTTTTAGTCTCTTCTGACTCTTTGTTATATCTATTAAAGAAGTCTACAGCTTTTTGTTGTTCAGGCGTTAGCTTTGAACCAGCTTTAATTTCTTCATAGTATTTGGACTTTTGCCCGTCCAAGTGGCTTCTAGCGTCGGCAACTTGCTCTTTTAACGCTAATTTTTTTCTTCGTATATCTCTTTCTTCGTCTTCTTCTTCGTTGTAAGAGAATGAGTCTTCCATAAGGAAGTTAATTTCTTCTGCGTTTAGATGAGGTTTTGTCTGTCTATAATACTCTCTTAATAAAGAGTCATCATCTAACTTACTATAATCTTGATTAATTTTTACATAATCATTTATATCACCACCAGTTTCTTCCATAAAGTCTATTAACTTTTGAATATTTTCTGGTAATGGTTTTCCAGTAGCCTCTGATTCAGCTACAGCTTCTTCAATTTTTTCTTCTACCTCCGCAACTTCTTCTTCAGTAGATTCTTCAGTAATTTCTTCTAGTGCTGGAGCTTCTTGTGTTTCTGCTTCCGGTTGTACTTCTTCTTGTTCTTGTGTGGGCTCGGCATTTTCAGACTCTGCAACCACTCCGCTGTCGTCAGCGTTATCTTCTTTAGTTTCATTTTCTTCTTTTGGTGTTGGTGGTTTATCTAAATTTACTTTTGTAATGTTATTATCTTCTTGATTGTTTTTTATCTCAACTTTTGTAACATTTTCTTGTGTAGTTTCTTCAACTACTTTTTCATCTTTTTCTTCCATAATATAATATAATAATAATTAATAAATCTACTTAGGTTCAAACGAACCTAAATCAAATCCTCCGCCTAGTATATCATTACCTGCGGACTCAAAGTTTTTAGGTGGTTTTCCACTATTTCTTTGTTCAATCATTTCTGATTGTTGTGTAGCTTGTATTTTTGTTCTTTCGTCTTTACGATCTTCTTTTGTTTTTTCTTTTTCTTTTGCGGCATTAACTTCCATACCTTTCAATTGCATATTCATTTGAAACTCTAACTGCATCAACTCTTTTTTATACGCAACTTCTTGAGCTATTTTTTGAGATTCTAATTGAGCTTTAACTTGTTCCAATTGAGCTTCACTTTGCGCTAAAGCTTGGTTTTTTTGAACATCTACTTGTGCCGCCGCTTGAGCTGCTTGTGTATTGGATTGTGTTTGAGCTTGAATGTTTTCTAACTGTAACCTTCTGTCTCTTTCTTGTTTTTTCTTTCTACGTATTTTTAGCATTTGATTTGCTAATTTTACATTTTTTATTTCTCTAAGATCAATAGCGTCTTCAAGATCTATACTTTGTTGTTGAATAGCCATTTGAATATTATTTTCTAATATCATTTTTTCCTCTTCATCAGGCATTAACTCTATGAATATACCAAAATCATATAAATGAAGATTTTTCATTTCATCTAAAGTTGCTACATTGTGAGCACCGATAGCTTGAATAAAAGCATCTTTTGTTGGAGAGTATTCTATAATATCTGATATTCTAAGTGATAAACACTCTGCTGTTTCAGCTGTTAAAAATAATCCAGCTTGTAGTATATGTCTTGTAGCTGTATTACTATTAGCTGCTGCTAGTTTTTGAACACCAACTAAAGCATTTTTATCTGGCATACTACCATCTCTAGCTTCATTTAATCCGGTTACATCTCTTATCATTTGTAAGTAATAATTATAATTACCTATAAGAGCTTGTATTTTGTTTCCACCAGACCCTGATGTAATTTCTTGAATAGGTACTTTACCAGGATTCATATCACCATCTTGTGTAAATGATCTACCTATAACAGAACCAGTTTGGAAGAACATATTTAATGCTTCTTGTGGGTTATAGTTAGTACCATTACCTAAATCAATTTCAGCTAAACCATCAGCATCTAAATAAACACCATCTGGAACCATTCTTGACATTACTTGTTGTAACTTTAGATGAGTCAATTGAATCATATCAGCAAAACCTGTTATACGATTTACTAATGAATCTATTCTACCATCATACATTCTTGGTGCTACTATAGCATAATTCATTTTAACTTTTGTAAAATCGCTCTTTGGCCTCATCATGTTTGATGCCATTTCCCATTTAAGTAATTTATTAGTACCTAAAATCATTGCACCATCATACAAAACTTCTATTGATCTTAATAATTTAGAATAACCACCTTCTTTATTTTCTGGTGGATTAAAGTTATCATCTTTAGGTATAATTTTATCAGCACCTGTTCCGGTTTCTTTTATTTTATATACTTCGTTCATGTAAGTTTTATAATTAAAATATAAAACTTGTATTGTATTATTATCTTCTTTTTTAGCAGAATACCTAGTGTTATAATTATTTCTATTATAACTTTTATTATCCATTATATCTTGTAAATCAGTTTCTGTTAAATGAGGAAATTGTTTTGCTAATTCATTTACTGGAATTGATTTAACCTCACCAACATAGTATATATCATCAAAATAAGGTGAATCAGTATAAGAATACACAAGATCAGCAGGATCAACATAATCAATAATAACACCTTCAGAAGTATTAAAAGAAGTTTTTACAGCGCCTATACCACAAACTGTTAAATCATAATAAAATCTTTTCTTTGTTAATTCATATTTATTTCCTTCAAACAATACACTTAAAGCTTGTTCTTCAGCTAATTCAACAGCTTGTTTATAATTAAGTTGCATGTGTAATCCTAATTCTTCTTCTGAATCAGGTAAAGTAGCTGGATCGTTTTGTGCTAAAGATATACCAAAAGCTTGTTGAGTAAAAGCATCTAAATCTTTAACTCTCATGTCAGCTAGTATAGATTCCATATATTCCGTACGTTTACTAATACCATATCTATCTTGAGAAAACGCTTTAACATCATAAGTTCTTTCAGCTATACCATTAACAACTATATCTACAAATTTTGCAATAATTGGAACAGGCTTCCAGTCTAAATTTAAATAGGACAAATCACCGTTTATAGATAACTCATCCTTATATTTTTGTATAGATTGCTCACCTCTAGCGTACAATCTTAAATTATGAAAATTGTTTTGATTAGATTTATATCTATTAAGACTTCTTTCTTCGTTAAACCATTCATGTTCTATAGCTTTACCTACTTTCAAACCATAATCATAGCTTAGCTTTTCAGCGTCACTAACGGTTTGACTAGGAAAATAACTTTTTATGCCAGACTCTGCCATATATTTATTTTATTATTTGTGAATTAGTTCCAGTATTACTATACTTGGAAATATTTATGTTTAATTTAGGTTTTTCAACCTTAGCGTTTGGCGCATACAAATGTCTATTATTAGCCATAATAGCTAAACCACTACTTATTGTTGCGTCAAACTTTGTTCTTTTGTTTATATCAAATCTACTCCAATCATTTAATAATTCGTTAAAATACAAATCACCAAATGTACCATCTTGTTTCATACCAACATGATCTTGAATATACATTTCAATAGCTGCTGCGTGAGCTTGTTTTATATCTTCGCTAGAGTTTGGTATTCCACCTATTTCTTTTTCTGCTACAGATAGTTTATTCCATAATTTATCAGGTCTATTCATACTAAAACCCCTATAACCTCTACGTCTTAAGTAATATAAAAGTCTAGGTTTATTATTCTCTGCTAGTATTGGCATACCGTAAAATACTAATGCCATTAAAACATCTTCAAAGAATATTTCTGCCGTAGGTGGTCTTGATAAGTATTCTAAAAAGAAACTATTCGCAGGAGCGTCCTCCATACTAAACCTGGTTAAGCCGTGTAATGCTCCTTTAGAACCTACTCCATCTACGGTTCCTGATATATCATAAGAGTCACAACCAAATGCTCCCATGTGTTCATTACCAGGATATTTTATACCATTTTTTAATACCACTCTATTTTGTATTCCAGAAGGTGGAACCCAACTAACTTTAAATCTACCTTTTGGATCTGGATAAAATATTACTTGTGAATCTTTTATTCCATTTACCCACTGAAAATTACCAGTAGTTATTCCTAAGCTTCTAGATAATTCCTCATTATAATCTATCTGTTCGTATATTTTAATAAGATTAAAAATACTATTTTTAGTCTCATCTCTAAATGCGTGTTCTTCAGTTCTAGGAAATTGACGATAAAATTCATTTAAAGCATCTTGATCATCTTTTAAGCCATCAGCTTCATTTTGCCAATTATCTATTACACCTATATCTATTAGTTCACCGTCTGGGGCAAACACATCGCTGTCAGGAGTAGTGAATACTGGAACTCCGTGCTCATCAATAAATCCTTCGTAGTTCCATTCCATTGGGATGAACAAAGAGTATAAACCAGACTTTGTCTGACCATTTCTATTTCGCTTAGTGACATCTGATGCATTATATAATTTTTTAAAATTATCTCCACCTTTATCAAGGGCGTTGGAAGTTGACCCCATCATACATTTACCTATAATCCTACTACCTAATCTTAAACAAGTTTTTGTAACTCTCCAGTTGTTTAATATATTATCAGGTCTTTCCCATTTACCACTTTCATCATGTACTAGTAACGCTAGTTTTTCACCATCATAACTATTATCACCTGTGTTTTTCCAATCAATAGTAGTGTCTAATCCTTCTATTTCTTCTAAACCATCAGTAGCAGCCATTTTCTTTCTTGTAAACTTACTAGCTGGCACTCTATATGCTAGTTCAGATTTAGGACGATCCATACCGTCTTGTATTGGTTTAAAGAAAAATGGATAGTTAATACTAATAGGTACTACTTTATCAGTAAACATTTTTTTAGCATCTGCACCTGTTTTAGATAGTATACCATATCTACTATCACTCGATATAGTAGCTAAATTAACTGTTTCTGCAGATGACATAAACGAAAACCCTGATCTTCTGTTCTTTAGGTAACACATACCGTAACATCTTTTATCTGCTTTACATGCCTCCCAGAATATAAAGAACAATCTATTTGCTTCTCTAAAATCAGGTGCACCAACATCTATTTTGCTCCACTGTAAATACATGTAATGAGTTCCTACTATATATATTGGTTTATCATTATTAGTAAACCAAAACCCTTCATCTCTTCTTTTAAACTCTTCGTCTATATAATCGTACCACTGATCTTTTTTTTCTTCAGGATAATTTCTCCAATCAAATATATTTTTTATCCTACTAAGTTCTTTAGGATATTCTTGTTTTATCCATTTGTTTTTGTCGTTGCTATACACGCTCCTTGGCACTCTTGGCAGCGCAATTCGCAAATTTTGGATTTCAAGTATTTCACCAATTTGCCCAGTTTTTGATATAACGATAACATCATGTTCTTTATTGTATCCATATTTCCATTTTTTAGATTTATTAAGACGACTAATAGTTGTCTTTTTAATTGGTTCTATTACTTTAACTAAACTTTGCTCGTACATTACTTAGATCTGCCTTCTGCGAATCCTTTAAAGACTTTTTCCTTTCTCTCTTCAGGTGTTTTGCCCTCAAGTAATTGTTCTTCTTCTTGGATTCTGTTAAGTATTTCGAATGCGTCAAATATAGCTAGTTTTTTAGTAGCCGCGGCATTTTTTAATCTATCTGCTGATATATCGTCATCTGAATCTACAATAGGTTCTTTAGCAACTTTAATCAACTCATCTACTGCTTTCTGCCCAGCTAGGATTATATTCTTCTTCGTTTCCTTGATATTCATATTTAATTGTAATAAAATTAGATAAAACTCTATATAGTCTTTCACCATCAACTATAAATTCATATTCACTATTTGGTCTAAAACCAACTAGATCATTAACCTTTACTGTACTATCTGAATACTTAACAATACCTTGTAGTGGTTTTTCAGATTCAATATTAAATTGATCTATTGCTTTTAAAGGTTTTACAAAACAATAACCTTTTGGAGCTATCCACTTATCTTTTCTTTTATACAAAAAAATTTGATCGTGGTTTATAAAATAAGTAGATTCATTAAAATAACTCTTACTATTTTTTTCTTTTCCTTTTACGTTATGCCATCTACGAAACACATTGTGGTGTACTATAACCGTATCACCAGCTTTTATATCTGTATCACCAACAATTGGAGTTGATATAACTTTAGCTTCTCTATTAACATATTGGTGGTTAAATATCTCAGTGTTAAGGATTAACTCTGAATCACCAACTTTTTTAATATTATTATATCTTTTTCCTTTTGGCGCTACAACAAAGTTGTAAACACTTTTCATTAGTATTCGAGATTATACTCTACAGATACAGCCATGTTTTTATTAAAGTCTTTCCATGGTAATACATCTTTTTTCTTTTTAATATAAATAGAATACTTATCATCTTCTTCTATTATATCACAAATAGTATGTCCACCATAAACCTCTTGTCCTACAGCGTAGTGCATAGCGTCGTTCTTATAGTCTTTACCTACACTAATCTTTCTTATTAACTTCGCCATTTTCTTCAGTATAATTTATAGTACCAGTTTGTATATCTATATCAAATGTACCGTATTCTTTTTCAAATTCAGTTTGCAGTAAAGTTAATTGATCTCTAAAACTAGCAATATTATGCATCATTTCATGTTTTTTAACTTCTATAGATCCTATTTCTAGTTGTGCTCTATTTATACCATTAACTGTATCTTGAACTTTTTTCAACTGTTCGTCAGTTATTTTTTCAGGTTTTATACCTTTTAGTTCTTTTATTTTTTTACTTGTACCTTTTAATTTTGTTGTTGCCATTTTATTTAATTTAATTAATTGTTATTTACTCGGTGAATAATTCACCATTTACTAATGTTTGTGCTTCTGTTTTTGTTAATACAGAATTATTTGGATATGCTAAGCTATTACCTAAAGCTATTATTGCAGATAACTCACCAGTTATTAAGCTAAACTCTCCTTTAACTATTACAAGTCCACCATCTAAACTTTTTCTTGGTGCGCCTAATTTACCTTTAAAAGCAGCTTCTTCCCATGTTGGAGTATAAGCTGTTGTAGTTTTTATAGTTTCACCATCTGCCTCGTAAGTATAGTTATTCCAACCTAATTTAGGTTGTAATACACTTGGTACCGCTGATTCGTAAGTTGCTTTAGTTAAGCATATATATAATTCGTAATGTGCCATTTTTTATTTTTTTTTAATTTCTGTGACTACTTTTGGTAGCATTGTAATTTCTTTTTACTTCCGCTAAACTTAAAGCTTTATTATACACTTTAATACCATCTATAGCTTCTTCATAACGTCTCGTTGAATTACTGTCAAAACTAATACCAGGATTATGTGTGTTAGTTATAGAGCCAGCATAAGTTTCTGTGTCGCTTTGTAAGACTCCATCTATATATAATTTTATTTCATCAGTGCCAGTACCTTCTCTAACACCAACAATATGATACCAATTTCCCTCTGTAAAAGTTGCGTTCGCATGGCAAAGTTGGCCTCCTACATAAAAACCTAATTTTATAGTACTAACAGAGCAAATACCAGAAGTATCACTATCAGAAATACCATCTCCAAGATGAAATATAGTGTTTAGAGTACTAGCGGTTCCGGCTGCATTTGGTTTAGCTCTATATTTAGCTTTTGCCCAACCTTCTATTGAAAATACTCCTGTTCCAAAATTTAATGTTGGGTTATCTTGTATTTCTACATAAGAACCTTCGTTAAGCGTAATTGGTGATGATGTTACCGCGGGAAAATTCAAACTACTAATGTTTCTTTGTCTATTCATTATAAACCCTTGTGAATCTCTAGAACCATCTACACCTTGTGGGATTAACATTGTTTCCGTAATATTATTTACAGTACCGTTATTTGAATTATCAGATAAGTCTGTCCAAGTATTTAATCCATTATTTCTCCAATAACCTTTCACGTGACCATTATTCGCTAAATAAGAAGAACTAGTCATAACATCTAAAGCTTTACCATCGTTATACAATTCATTAACCTCCGTATGAGTAAGCGTGTTTGTCCATAAAGAAACTTCTGTTATAGTACCATCAAAGGTTCTTGTTCCATCTTTTTTATTACCTATAGTAAGAACTTTAGTAGTATCATCAGTTCTTGTTCCTGAACCTGTTTGAGCGTGATCAGGATCTACTTCTTCACCGTTTATATATATCTTAGCCGCAGTACCAACAGTACTAGAATTATAAGTTACAACTATATGATTCCATTGCCCCATATTAAGTAGTCTACCGTCAGTTCTAGTTATTGAATTAGTACTACTAGTTAAAAGTTGAAAAGTTAATTGAACTTGTTCGTTAGACTCGTTATGTGTATATAATTCCCAACAAGAGTCTTTTTCTATAATTCTACCAAACGTACCAGCACCAGCTCCATTGCAGAAAACCCAAACACTAACGCTACCACCAGTATCAAATATATTTGCTAAATCAGAATGAGCACTTATGCTTACATCATAATCATTAGTAGCGTGTGCAAGAGCATCATTTCCAGGAAACCATAATAACTCATTATACGACTGTAACACTGTTTGCGGTATATGTAATTGTTGATCTGCGTCTGTCCAACCAGAAGCAACACCTATTTCTTTCACTGATAAATCATCAACATATAAATTAGCAGTAGGATATAATCTTATATTATCCATAAATATATGATTACTACCACCTGTATAATCTTCTTTTGTATAAACCAAGAGAGATCCAGTTGTGTTAATTGGTGTTATGTTAAAAGCATAATCAGTAGCAGTTGTGCTTATTGCTTGACCTGCTGTTGATTCAGCTCCACCTAAACCAACGTAAACCGTAGGGGTTCCAGCTCCTGCTTCTAAATTAACTTGTACAACATAACTTCTACCTAATTCTAAAGCTTCAAAATTAGCAACAAGTAATTTAACACCTTCTTTATCTGTACTTGATGTTCCATAAAATTGTAATCTTTCTCCTGGATCTGTAATAGCTGGATTAGTGGGATTGGTAGCATTTTCTACATATTCCACCCATTGTCCTGCTTCATCAAAAATTGCATTTCTATCATTTATTAAAGCAATCATAGAATTTGCCGTAGACATTTCAGTACTGTGGTGGGCTATATAATTAGTTGTAGCATCAGTTGCGGTAAAATCAATATTTCTTTCTAAAAATGCAGTGTATACAACATCATCAATATAATAATTATCGTCAGTACCTGAACTATTTGTTCCGGTATTAGTAAAACGTACGGCAGCGCTACTACCAGCGGTAGCATTTGTAAACTGTCTAACAACATGGTTCCAAGCGTTTTCGGTAAGACCTGTTATACTTTCTGATAATGTACTACCATCACCTTGTAGTACTTTCATGGTTATTGTAGTGGTGTCATCTGGATAAATCCAAGCACTAAGTAAATATGTAGTGCCTGCTGTAACTGTAAAAGTATCTGATTGTATACCATCATTTTCTCCTCCATTTGCTACAACAAATTTAAAAGAGTTACTGCCATTGTGTTTTTGAACAGTACTTTGTGAAATCGTACCACTACCATACGCGTTCCAATTATCATTAGCTTCCATAGTACCATTAGCAACTAAATTAGTTGCCGTTACGTTACGATATCCTGAAGCTTCATTAGGCCATACGTGAGAACCATTATAAACACTAACCGCAGCGCCATTATTGATACTGTTTCCAGTGTCATAATGTCCCGCTACATCAGTAGCAAACAAACCAGTTACTCTGTATTGTCTTCCAATTGTTAAATCGCTATTTAAACCTTTTGTCTCTCTAAGCTGTGAAAACGAACCGTGTGGACTAGTAGCATTTCCAAAAACTAACTTAACCCCTTCGTTAGTACCATCGATTACTGCGCTAGAACTATTACTTGAAACCGTCCATATCGAAGTACTATTATCAGCAGCATCCCACATATCATCCCCATAAAATAAAGTTGTTGCGTGGTTTTTATCGTTTACGGGTTCAAATTTTATATTATCTAAATAATAAGTATCAACGGATTGGCTATTAGAAAATAATATAAAAGCTAGATCACCTGACTCTGCTGACGTATAATAATTTTCCCAATATTCCCAAACTCCATTTGATGATGGTGTTATTCGGTGCGCTGTCATACCCCAGTTTGCACTACCACCACCACCGCCGTCTGCTTTCTTAACAAAAACATCTATTGCACCAGAACCTGATTCTCTGTATATATAACCTGACACTTTGTACGTAGTCCCAGTTTTAATTCCTAAAATTCTATCACTATTATTTGTATAAGCAGTATATACTCCAGCATTAGTATCGGTAGCATCAGTTACAAATTTTAAAGAAGAACTTCCAGAATATTTAATATCACTAGAAAGACTTACAACTGTAGTGGTACCATATGCTTTAAATACCTCATAGCCAGCAGCATTATCTATAGTATCGTAACCTGTTGCATCAGTACTGTTACTTGTTAATCCTTCCATATCTGCGTAATAATTTCCATCACGATCTGTAAGCATATTATCTCCAAGTCCAGTATTAGATGCATCTAAAATATATGATTGCTGGCCTCTATGCCCACCTTGCATTGGATACCATAGTTTGAGATTAGAGTTGGTAAGTGATGTACCGCCTCTGTTTAATACTATAGATTCTGGATTTAAGTAATCATAAGATGCATCGTCTGCTGTCCAAGCTGTAGTCCAAACTTGAACATCTGACATAAGTCCATTAAAATAATTAGAATCTCCATATGCTTTACGACCTATTCTAAGCGTCTTTGTATCTGCGGAAAAGGTTTGTGATACGCTTGCTGTTACGTCTAAAACACCATTTACATATATATTTACCGTTGAACCATCGTATGTGGCTACAACTCTCGCCCATTTGTTCGCTACTATAGCGCTACCTGTTGTATCTACTGCATTTAAACCAAGTTTAATTGTTTCAGCAGTAGTACATTGAAGCATAATACCATCATTATCCCCGTCTCTACAATCTATTATTACTTTATTAACACTATCATCATTTGCTTTAATCCACGCGGCGAAAGTAAAATTAGTTGAATCAAATTTTATAGGTGTATCTAAATAATCTGTAACACCATCAAACTCTAATCCTCTACCAGAATATATTTGACCGTGGTTGTTATTTGGGAAATTTCTTATTTCTTTTACAGATACATTATCTACTGTAAACACAGTGTTTGTACTAGATGTATTATATATAAACAAACCACCTGTATTATTTTGAGCTACAAAATCTTTAGTATAAGTTGTTTCTGTTGTGGTGATATCAAAGGAACTACTAGTATCTCCAGCAAAAGTCATTCTCATTGCAAAAGTTCCTGAACCTGGTGTTGTTAAATCTAAATCCATACTAACTCTATAACTTCTTCCCGCTACTATCGACGTGGTACTACCGTCACCTACGTGAGCAATAGGAAGTTGAGCTCCTTCATCCGCATCGTCAACTGTAGTTGTAACTTGTAATTTATTACTTGCATTAGCTATTGCTGTATCATCCGGATGATCACCATCATACACTATCCAATCACCAACGCCACTATCAAACGTACGATTATTAGCAGCATTAGATGCTATTAATTCTGCACTAACTATTTGCCATCCGGTAGATGTATCCAACGCTCTTGCGCGTTTCGGTGTTTCTATTGTTTGTATTGTACTTGCCATTATGATAAAGTTCCTAAATTACCTGTTATTTCTTTAAATGATAAATTGTCAAATGTAGCAACGCTTCCTATAGCTGTACCAGCGTGTAAACTTAATGTTATCGTTCCGCCACTTGAAAACGTAACTATAGATGAGTGGGAACCAACTGTATTAGGATACCAATAGTGATCTCCAGTTCCTCCCTTATCAACATGTATATCAGTTCCCGAAATACCACCGACAATTACACCCGCGTTAGTTGTTGTGTTTGTGCTAACTATATCAAATGAAAGTAAATATTTTTTAGCAGCATCAACGTTTGGCGACACTGGAATTGTAACGTATTGATTTGCAGCTACACCACCACCGGGTATAGTTCCAGTTGTTGTTACCGCTAAACCGTTGTTACCAGGGACATACTCATATGTAGCTCTTAGAGTTGTATAACTTGTTTGAGATGAATCTTCAAATCCAAAATTCTCTACCATTTCGCTACCTAAAGAATATCCATGATTATCTAAAACAAACGAATTAACTCTAGTAGAAGTGCCAGTGCCAGTTTGGGGTCCGACATCAGTATCAGTCGATTCTCCTATCGTGCTATCTAAATTATACCATGATACTAAACTTGTTTTTTCCGCAGCTGTAAGATCTGCGTAATTTTTATACCATATAGATTTTACTTCTTCTTGTGTAAGAGTTCTAGTCCATATTCCCGTATTACATATATACCCATCCCAAGCATATGTAACATCTCCACTTGCCCCATGTTTTCCTATTACAAAATCACCTCCAAATGTTCCATCGTTAAAAGTACCAGAACCAGTGTCTGTTCTAGTATTATCTTTTAATCCATTAATATACATTTGAGTTGTATCTGTAGAGGTTGTGTGGATTAATGCTATATGAGTCCATTCTGTTGTCGCGCTTGCTGTTCCACTACCCCAAGCAGTATCTCCCCATCCAAATCTCCAATAACCCAAATGAATTCCTATATACATTCTTTGATTAGTACCATTGTCACAAGCTAACACCATTTGGGTACTACTAAGGTCGTTGGTTTTTGCCCAGAAACAAGTGGTAAAACCTGTGGTTTTTGGAGTTAAAGCAGTTCCAAAACCTGTTGAAATTGAGTCTACACCAGATCTAACAAAACTTGCAGCACCAGTACTTACTTGTTCTACTCCTCCAGCGTTATAATCATGCTTTAACACTAAATTATTACGAACTATACGTTTACGAATTTTACTTGATTTAGTTAAAGAAGATCCTAACCCTAACATTATTGACCAAAGTAACAGATGATACCACTATCATTATTAGCTTGTAAACTCACATGAGTCCATCTACCAACAATAGTACTACCAGCTGGAAAAACTACACTTGAATCTATAACCTCACTACCACCATCTGTTTTTGATAATGTACTATCTATACCTATAAAAGCATCTACACCATAAATTTGCTCTGGAGTCAACGTTGATAAAGATATATCGTCTAAAAACTGTACTGCAACTATAACTTTACCTGTTGGTGGTGTTATCGTATTAGCAGCCGTTTGACTATGTGCACTACCCATTTGCCCGAAGTTATAAGCGACTTCTGTTGAATTTATTCCCATAATTTTATTTTTTTACTTTTTCAAATGATCGACCGCCAAAGTAAGCGCCGATCACGGTTATTAATACTAGTTGTAATAAGTCAACCCAAGAGGATTTGACTTCAAATTTTATTGTACCCGCGTCAATAAATATTAACAACATAGTACATACTATTAAAAAAATCAACACTAATGGTCTTACATTTTTACTTAACCATGAATCTGATTTTAAATCTGCCTCCCAACGAGATGTAATGTTCTTTTCCATTTCAATCTCGTAGTTAGCTATTATTTCTTTTATTTTTCTTTCTGCCTCAAGCTTTTCTTCTTTAGACGTATGTAAGTTATCTATTACTCCACCCACACCTTTTACAAGATCTGCTGCTCCTCCGGAAAATAGTTGTCCTAACATATTTTATTTCTTTGCGAATTTTTCTATTCCACTTATACCAAAGCACCCAAGTACTACTAATACAAATGAATCATAAACAAATTCATTAATTATTAAATCTTTTCCAACGTAACCAGTAATAAGATCTACTATCATAATCACACACATTATCGCAAATGCAATAAATCCTACTACAGATTTTTCATTCCAATCGTTATTATCTTTAAATATTTCCATTTCCTTCGTTTGCGTCTTCTTCCCACGGGAAACCATGATCACCAGCTTCTTTCCATTTTCCGTCAACTTTAATCATATCTTTACCATTTATAGTTTCTCTAGGAAAAACTTTACCATTATAAGTTATACTATTATCATCATAAGCTAACTTACCAAGTCTCATATCCGTAGCGTGTCTCATTTCATGGTTTATTACTTGCTTATCTTCTTTACTCCCTGGTGTTATATTTTTATTAACATATATACTACCATCCATATTAGCCTCACCCATAACTCCTTCTTCTAATGGTACTCTAATAACAGGTGTTCCAGGTACAGAGCCATCTTCTCCAGCTTGTTTACCAAAACGCATTTTGTTTTTGATAACACCACGTGAAGCATAATTACCTCTTTCTTTACCTAGTTTAAATCCCATTATCTATCTTTATCTTTTATCATATCATCTATAGCTTTATTATAAACTTTATCTGTATATGATTTATTCTTATAAAATATACTTCGTTCTGATGTAGGAAGATCTTCCTCGCCTAAAAGTATTCTGTAAATTCTACTTATCATTTGAGAGCATTTCCACGAGGTTTTAAATACAGAGTACATTATAGTAGTTCTATTTCTGTGTCTCCA